AGACACAAACAGTGTTTACCCAACCATTAAATGTCAATGGCTGCGCTCAACCTGCAACACAGCATGCGGTTGTGCCTAATCCAACGGTTGCTAATCCTCTTCCATGGGTACAGCTCTGTTCTAATTTTGCGCTTTGTGGAGGAGCAGCTCCACAATTATCAACGTTCATTAAGGTGTGAATGTATGCATTTTGTTGGCATCAAGTGTGAAGTTTGCTGTAAGATCGATAACTGCAATGATCCTATAGACAATTTGCCACGGATGGATAGCTCTTGTGCAGTATTGCGGGTTTAAGCTCTTTAGCTCGAGTCGTAACGAATCTCTGCACTTTTGTTCATTGCCGTGCCTGTATGACTGGACAGATAAGCAACGCGTGCAATCAATGCCAGAGAATGAGAGTACGAATGTATGAATGAAGGAAAGAGCGAAACCGCGTCTTCATACTCAGGATGGCAATTTCTGAAGGATATGGTAGAAGTAGGAAAAGCTGAGCAGGCTAAAGTAGTAGAAGCCACGAAAGAATGTGACCACAAGGGGCACTATCGTCTTGTGAACGGTCTGCACGTTGCCATTCGGATATGTACGGAATGCGGTAAATCATGGAGAATGCCAACAACAGGCGAATATCCTGATGAGATGCCCGATGCGATATGGGAAGAGATAGATGAGCCGAAGAAGTGGGCACAGCCTGTGTTGCCTGATTATGAGGGATAGCAATGCATGAACTCATGATCTATTTTTTTGGCATACTTATGGGTATAACGATAGGCTATGGGCTAGCACTGTATGTCGAGTCAAGAAATATGCCGTGGTGAAAGAATGGATGAAGAAATAAAGATAGGTGAGATAGAGAACAGCGCAATTGCATTGACGCTCTATTTTCCATCAGATGAGTTTCAGAAGATGAAAAGTATTCTTGAAGAATATGACAAGAGAAAGATGGATGAGTACGATGTTATGCCTAAGCTCATGTATTGGGCATATAAGTCTATTAGGTCGAATATCCACTCAATAGAGTTGCAAAACAAGCTCAAGCCGTAAAGGGACTGACATGAACGAGGAACGCAAACCATGGGATCAGCTAGAGGAAGAATCGGCGCTTTGGTTCGGTCGATTTAGATCCTACCTGCTCATGGGGACAAGACGTTCTGTCAATGCAGTCTTTCAGCAAGAAGTGGAGGAAAACGGAAAGGATCGGAGGAATGAGGCGCATGGTAGTTGGTATGATTATGCAAAAAAGTACCAATGGGAAGAAAGAGCACAAGCATACGATACAGGATGGCTAGAAGAACAAGATGCAATCATAGCGCAAGAACGGGAGATAGTTTTACGCTCTGGCTACGCACTCATGCATAAGAGAATTGAGGCACTAAATAAGCTTGCAGATAAAATGGTGCGGTGGGCAGATGAAGATGACAAGGTATGGATAGTAAATACAAAAACAGTGACAGGCGAGAACTTTAGTCAGCACACTGAAGAGACGGTATTTAATGCTCCTATGCTGGGTATGATAGAAAAATACTTTGATGGGATTGCCAAGGAAAAGGGCGAAAGAGTGAAGAAACAGGAGCTGACGGGGAAAGATGGCGGTGCTATGGAATTCGATATTGAGCTGGTAGGGAATAGACCAGAGGATGAGGAAAGCGAGGGATAATGCTCCCTCTCAGGACAGCACCTAAAAAAAAGATACGACTGAAATTTTCTCCCCACAAAGGGCAGTGGCGTATCAATAAGAGCAAGGCACGTTTTAGGGTTGTGGCATGTGGCAGGCGATTTGGCAAGACGTTGATGGCAATATTCGAGATCCTCTCGTTTGCTTTGAGCCATAAAGACGCGAATTGCGCTTGGGTGGCACCTTGGTTTAAGCAAGCCAAGATCGTCTATCGGCTCATACGCAAGATGTTTGCTAAGACTGGTACCAGTATCATCGCTCGCAAGTCTGATAGTGAGCTGAGGTTCGAGTTTAGAAACGGCTCCGTCATTCAGTTCTTCAGTGCTGAAAACTACGACTCCCTACGAGGCGATGGTTACCATTTTATCGTCATAGACGAGGCTGCGGATGCTCTCAAAGATCCCAAGATGTGGACAGACGCTATTCGCCCAGCACTCTCTGATACGGGTGGTGTAGCACTCATCATTGGGACGCCCAAAGGTCGCAACCTGTTCTTTCAGCTCTTCAATCGCGGGGATGATCCTGAGTATCCTGACTGGGAAAGCTTTCACGCTGTTACATCTGACAATCCATACATTCCTAGAGCTGAGATTGAAACAGCCAAGAAAGAGCTGCCAGAGGATACCTACCAGCAAGAGTATGATGCTCAATTCCTGGAAGAAAGCGCGGGTGTATTCCGACGCATTGAAGCTATTCTCAAAGGCAAGCTCGATATCGAATACGAGCCTGAATATGGGCATCAGTATATATTAGGGTGGGACCCTGCAAAGTACCAAGACTACAGTGTATTAACGCTTATGGATGTCAAAACACGAAAAGTCCTATGGTGGGATAGATTTCATCATTCAGATTATACCTTTCAGGTTGAGAAAGTAGTACATGCAGCAAAGCGGTTTAACAATGCATTTGTATTAATGGACTCAACAGGGGCCGGCGATGTGGTTTTTGAGCTGCTAAAGGGGAGCTATGATAATTGTGACGGATATGTCTTTACCAATCCATCAAAAAAGATACTGGTTGAGACCTTGCAGTTGGGTATCCAGGACAGAGCATTCGAGATGCCTGACATCCCTGTAGTCGTTGCAGAATTGAGGCAATTTGAGTACAAGATTAGTCCAAGCAGGAATGTTATCTACGGCGCCCCGGATGGCGCACATGACGATTGTGTGATTAGCTTAGCGCTTGTTTGGTTCGCTGTGCAATCAGAAATGTTTGGCACAGTAGACGAAGAAGCGATTGATGCTATGATAAGGTATGCAGGGTGATAATATGAACTTCTGGAACAACTTCATGCAGGCAAATACAGCCGCATTTCAAGCGTGGAAACGTGTCTTTCAAGATCCGTCAACCATCTACGCACCTAGCTCATTTCGAGAGTATGCCAACTCCTATGAGCTGTTATGGTGGTATTATGACAACCAAATGTTTGACAGGTACAACCTCCTATCTCAGAAGTACCGTGAAAGATACGGACTGTATCGTAATATCCGCATGATTGAGAACCCTGTACGGGGGCTGGTTGACTTCTATGCTGCTCGTCTCTATCCGGGCGTCTTGACTGTGGATGGTAAAAAGCTACCTGAGGGTGTGCAGAGCGCTATTCCGTTCTCAGAAGACACTCCTGATGCTCTCAAGTCGGCAGTAGCTCAGATCTGGACGTGGAGCAATTGGCAATCCAAGAAATCGGTAGAGGTGAGGTATGGAGCTGCTCTAGGTGATGTATTTGTAGAAGTGGTGGATGACGTTGAAAGCGGCAAGGTGTATTTAGATGTGTTATGGCCTGGGTTTGTCTGTGATTTAGAATTGGACAAAGCTGGGAATGTAAAAGCCTATATGATGGAATATCGGGTGGAAGAGAGAAGAGTGAACGAATTAGGGCTGTATACTATTGTTGATACGTACGTGTACCGTAAAATGGTAGATCAGCAGAATATCACCATCTACCATAATAACCAACTTGTGAGTACTACTCCTAATCCATACGGTTTCGCACCCGGGGTATGGATCAAACATTCAGATTGTGGTACAGATCATGGCGCGTGTGCGTTCGCTGGTAGCATGGAAAAGATAGATGAGTTGAATAACACGCTCTCTGAGGTCAACGATCAGATCAAGAAAGCCGTCCAAAACCCGCGATTGCTCTCTACGGGTAGCCCTAGTATTATCAAGCAGTACTTCGATAATGATAAGCGTGCTGCAAGCTCTGATATCCCACACTCAAATGTTGATCAAGAGCAAGTGCTCGTTATGACAGCAGCAGCAGACACAAAAGTACAATCTTTGCTCGGAGATCTCAACATAGCGGACGCTAGCAGAGAGATCGATAGGCTAGAGGCTCTTATTGAGAAGTCGCATCCTGAGATTGGTTTTTACCACATGCTCAGAGAGATGACCTACGTAAGCGCTCCGGGTGCTTTGCAATTAGTAGGCGACGTGACAGGTAAGCTCAACGAAACAGGGCCAAACTATGACCGTGCCAACATAGCGCTCTTCCAAATGGCAGTAGCTATAGCTGGCATGCGAGCGAATGAGGGTGCAGGTGCGTGGGCGCAAAGAACCAACCAGCAACAAAAGTTTGCCTCGTTCAATCTCGACTCATACGAGCAAGGCAATCTCGACATGGCCATCATGCCAAGGCCGCTACTCACGCCAACAAGGACAGAACAAGCGCAAGAGAAACAAACCATCTGGGTAGCTGTAAAGGCCGCTACAGACGCCGGTGTGCCTCTTGAGATGGCTGTAGAGGACGTAGCGGGCCTCACACCTGACCAGATACAGAAGCTCATTCAAGGCAAGCAGAAGGAAGAAGCAGCTCAGCAAGCGCAATTTGAGCAGCAACAGAAGGTCATAGCTCAGAACGCAACGCAAAATCAACCTCCATCGCAACCAAATCAAAAGCAGGTGGTAGGACAGAAAGGATAGAGCATGATTGAGGGAGCCATACCATTTGAAACTTTTACGGTTAATGCAGCACTGCTAGAATTGAGGGACATACTCTTTACAGGCTCTCAATCTCATTATGTACACTATATGTCTAGACAGATGTCTTGGGAGCTCCAATATCTGGCGCAAGGGAAGCGCTATCCCAGTCCCAAGAGGCGCAAGAGTCAAGCTCGTATGAGCAAGAAATGGAGAGGGAGAGCATGAAAAAGCTACTCATTAGTACCCGATATCCTGTAGCTGTTTCATCGCTGCTGTCACAAAACGATTTTGTCAACAATACTGAGATGATTCATAGCTGCTTAGAAGCTGATTATCCCGATGATGCTTTAAGCCAAGCTCTTGATCTATGGCTTGTGCTCGCAAAAGGATGCGGGCTTATTGATGGATATCAGCTTGTAGAAGGGGCAAAGAACAATCCATTCTGCAATGAGATCATTCGAGATAGGCAAGGGAACGAGATAGCGCGGGCTAAAGGAGTATTGACGTGAAAAAGACGAATAAGGGCAAGAAGACGAAAGGGAAAGGCGGGTATTGATGAAACCGATACCAAGAACAGCACTCACCATAGCCAACGTCGTCTCT